GCAACAAGAGCACCTGAAGGAGGGCAAGTATAATATTAATATGTCCTATATTGATAAAAAAATTCAGGAAATTGTTAAACAGATTATTGCTCGAGAATTTGAAGACGCTACTCGTCTTAAACAAATTAAAGACGCCAAGCCCGAAGTTTCGATAGCCACTTAAGCGCTATCACAAAATCAACTTTTTACTACAAGATACCTTGCGCTTAATCAAAATTTGCGTTATAAAAAATTACTATACAATTATTAATTAGATCTAGACGCGTATAGTCGACGGCCTAGAGACTAGATCTACATAATCTAGGAGGATTATAATTATGGCAAATACAACCTTTCAAGGACCAGTAATATCCAAAAAAGGATTTTACAATACAGGTCCAGCTAACGTTATAGATGCTGACTCAAGTACATCATTAACAGTTGCTACCCATGCGGGTAGAATTGTACATAATGATGCGGCTGGAGCAGTGACCTATACGTTACCTGCAGTTAATGCGACTGCTGATTCGGCGGTTGCGGGACCAGGTCCAGACATAAATAACCTCAATAATGTTGGGGCGACTTTTACTATTTTAAATTCGATTACGAAAACTGGGGATTTAGTTGTACAAGTTGCGAATTCAACTGACGTTATGAGTGGAGGAGCATTCTATATTGATGACTCTTCTGACAATGTTGTTGGATTTGAAACAGTAGCAGCATCAGACACTATTACCTTAAATGGTACTACAACTGGTGGTGTAACTTATGCAAAAATAGTTTGCACGGTGCTTGCTTCAGGTACATGGTCGGTTTCCGTCCATACTGGATGCACTTCAACACCAGCTACTTGTTTTAGCGCAGCGGTTTAATAAATAATGTGAGCTCCTTCGGGAGCTCACGACTAAGGATAATAATATGGATCAAACAGACGTAAAACAGACCATTGCGATCAGTTCAACGGATACTCTACAAAAGTATGTGGGTACCTCTGCTACTGATATTGGATCTGCAAGACTTAAAGCAGTGCAAGCACAATCGAGTGCAGCTGATGCTAGTGTAAAAATTTATGATGCTACCGATGCAACTACAGCCAGTACTTTGGTATTTGAAGCTAAGTGGGGCACAGCAGCGAATGAAGGTTTTACTTTCTACCTTCCTCAAAATGGAATCAGATGTAAGACTGCTATGCACGCAGTTCTATCGGGTTGTGATTTTTTAGTCGTTACATTCGATTAGGAGGCTAAATGGCGACATCCTCAACAGTTGCATTTAATCCTTCGGTTTCTCAATGCATCGAAGAAGCTTACGAAAGATGTAATGTACAATTAACATCTGGGATGAGTTTAAGAACTGCTCTTTTTTCCCTTAATATTTTATTAAGTGAATGGGGAAACAGAGGAATTCATTTTTGGGAAGTAGCTAATAGTAGCCTTTACCTTACAGAATCTCAACGTCAATATGATATCTATTGGGATTCTACAATACGAGATTCTTCCACTACCTATCCAGCAACCACAGATGGTTCTTCGGCTTATGTTTATAATGCCACTGATATTTTAACCGGTTCCTATCGTAGTGGGACTGGAACCAGTCAAACTGATGTAACTCTCACTAAAATTGATAGAGCAACTTATGCCGCTCTCTCTAATAAAAATGCAGAAGGACAACCTTCTCAATTCTGGGTTCAAAGATTTATTGATAAAACAACTATCACTCTGTACATAACTCCGGGCAGTTCACAAGCCGGCAAGTATCTTAATATTTATTATGTCAAAAGAGTTTTTGATGCAGGTATAACTCATCCTAATTCCCAGGCATCAGATACAGCTTATTCTAATGTTACAGATGTTCCTTATAGATTTTTTCCCCCTTTAATTTCTGGATTAGCTTTTTATTTAAGCCAAAAAATTAATCCTGCGAAAACACAACAATTAAAACTTTTGTATGAAGATGAATTTGCTCGAGCTCTCGCTGAAGATGGCTCCGCTTCTAGTACTTTTGTAACCCCTCAATCTTATTATCCAGCGGGGTAGCCAATGACAGCAAGATTTTCACAAGGTAAATATTCTTTGGCAATTTCAGATCGGGATGGACAAGCTTATCCTTATACGGAAATGGTTAAAGAATGGACAGGAGCATGGGTTCATATTTCTGAATTTGAACCTAAATCCCCTCAATTAGAATTAAAGGTTACAGGGGGAGATCCACAGGCTTTACAACATGCTCGAAGTGCAAGAACAGAATTTGCTACTACATCTTTATTACAATATAACCCTTTCTTTACGACTACGGCTTCCACAGCCGTTGTTCGTGTTTATCAACCGGGTCATGCACGTACATTAGGAAATACTTATCGATTTTATGGTCCTCCTACTTTTGCTGATGGATCAGGGAACGCTCAGTATAATCCATGTTATAATGTGGACGGTATTGCGGGATCAGAAATTTGTCGAGCAGCTGGACATGTTATTTCACAATATGGAAGCACGTATGCTCAAACGTATAATAATTATCAGTTTACAGTGACATCGGGGACTGCTACAAATGGAAATACACAAGGAGGAGGCGGATCAATTTCAATTGGTCCTGTTACACTATCAGCATAATGGCAAACTTTACTTACGCAACTTTAACCACAGCGATTCAAAACTATACTGAAGTAGGGACCTCGGTTTTTACTGCTACCATTACGGATCAATTCATTGCTAACGCTGAAGAAAGAATTTTCAGGGATGTCAATATTGATGCTTATCGTTATTATAATACTGCAACTTTAGTTGCAGGACAAACGACTTATAATACTCCTACAGGGAGTTTAGTTACGAGAGCCATTAAACTAACAGATAGTTCTAATAATATGTGGTATTTACAAAAAGTGGATCAAACTATGTTAGATGAATATAGTCAGGATATAGCTACAGTGGCTTCTCGCGCAAAACCTAGATATTATGCCATGTACGATGGAGGATCAGGGACTACGGATGGATATTGGAAAATAGCTCCTGCTCCTGATGCGGCTTATACCGTTGAAGCTGAATATTTAAAAATGCCAACGGGTTTAGACTCTAGCACAACAAGCACTTTTATCAGTAAGAAGTTTGGAAATGGCCTTCTTTATGCCTGCCTGGTTGAAGCTTATGGATTTTTAAAAGGACCAATGGATATGTTGACATATTACGAACAACGATATAAACAAGAGGTAGATAAATTCGGTCTTGAACAAATTGGAAGACGTAGAAGAGGAGATTATACTAGTGGAACTATTAGAATCCCTCTCAACACTCCGTCAACCACGGATTCGGGTTTAACTAAATAGGAGATCTTATGGCAGTTACAACAGCAGTATGTAATACATTTAAAGTTGAAGTTTTAAAAGGCGAACACGATTTCGCGGTCAGTCAAGATAAATTTAAAATTGCTTTATACTTAACAGGAGCAACGATAAATAAATCGACTACTTCTTACGGCACAACAAGTGAGTCTTCTGGCACAGCTTATACAGCTGGTGGAAAACTTTTAGCTATTGCTAGTCAATTAGTTACACTAGAAACTGACACAGCATGTGTTGATTTTGGAAATGTTTCGTGGGAAACAGCTACGATTACAGCCAAAGGCGCTGTTATTTATAACACTTCTAGTTCAACAGCTCGAAAAGCTGTTTGCGTTTTAAATTTTGGCGGCAATAAAACTTCAACAGCAGGAACTTTTACAGTTCAATTCCCAGCCGTTACAGACACTCAAGCTATCCTAAGAATAGCCTAGGAGGTAACCTCCAATGGCTGCTAACAGTTGGAACCTTGCTGGCACTTCCTGGGGAATCGGTCTTTGGGGAGAACAAAGCGATACTACAGTCACACTTACAGGCATAGGCCTTACATCATCTATCGGAACAGCAGAAGCTTATAATACCAAAGGTTGGGGACGTTATCTGTGGGGTGAAGAAGATTGGGGAACTAATGGTCTTAGGGTTTCAGTTTCTGTCACTGGTATAGGATTAACCTCTTCTTTAGGCGATGAAACAGTTACTGGAGAAATTAATGCAGGATGGGGAAGAAACAGCTGGGGAAATGGTGTATGGAACGATGCTTATACCGTTATACCAACTGGAGCTTCGGCAACTACATCAGTTGGAGACACGACTGTTGTTGCTGAAGCAATTGTAAGTCCGGCAGGAACTTCTGTTACCGCAAGTCTTGGAGACTCTTCTATTGTTGCTGAAGCAACTTTTGGCGTTACCGGCACATCTGTAACAAGTTCTCTTGGCAGTGTTACCATTTTAGAAAACGAAATTGTTACTCCGACAGGAGTATCAGCAACCACTTCACTTGGAACACTTCAAGTTGTAGGACCGGGAGTAGTTACTCTTACAGGCATAGGCATGACGGCCTCTTTAGGAGATGAAAGCGTTACCGCAGACGCCCCTGTAGCAGCAACCGGAATTGGTTTAACTTCTGGTATAGGAACATCTACCGTTGAATTACTTACGAACGTACCTGTAACAGGAATAGGTTTAACAGGAAGTTTAGGAAGCGTATCTATTGTAAGTGAAGCCCATGTTTTTCCAACTGGCATTGGCTTAACAGCTACTGCCCAAGGCTCAGCTTTTGCCTGGGCTCCCGTTGACAAAGGAACCGCTAGAACTTGGAGTTCTGCAGATAAAGGGGACACTGTTACGTGGAGCGCGGTTGATAAAACAGCAGCATAATGGTTGACACATTATTATCAATTGCTTATAACTATTAATTATGGCATCAACTTATACAGGTTTAGGCGTTCAACTCATGACCACTGGCGAAAAAGCCGGTACATGGGGAACTCTTACTAATACAAACTGGAACATCATGGAGCAGATTGCCGGTGGGTATATCGAAGAAGATATAAATGGCGGAGCTCAGACAACAACTTTATCTGTAAATGATGGAACAGCAGGCGCGACTCTCGCTCATAGAGTTATAAAATTCACAGGAGCTATCACAGGAAATCAAATTGTAACTATTCCTTTGGATGTTCAAACTTTTTACTTTATAGACAATGGAACAACTGGTGCATATACAGTTCAATTTAAATATGTAAGTGGTTCAGGAGGAACTGTTACATGGGCAGCTACTGATAAAGGAAATAAAATTATTTACGCAGCAGCCGATGACGGCACTAATCCAAATATTATTGACTTTGGAATGGGAAATGTAACTCTTACAGGGACAGAAACTTTAACAAACAAAACTTTAACTTCACCAAAAATTGGAACATCTATTTTAGATACTAACGGGCTTCAATTAGCTTTATTAACTGCTACAGGTTCTGCAGTTAATGAAATTACACTAGCAAACGCTGCTTCAGGATCCAACCCTACTCTTACTGCTTCAGGCGATGATGCGAATATAGGAATTTCCTTGGCAACTAAAGGTAGCGGAGTTATTAAAGCTGAAGATGGCGGTGGAACTGTTGCTGCAGTTAAAATTGCAGGTAAAGAAACTATCTGGGTACCAGCAACGGCTATGTATGCAGCATCTACAAATGGATGCGCTGATATTGCCCAAGTTGAATTAACGGCTCAATACCCTGAAGTTAAATCTTTAGATTTTGATACTTCTTCTGATGAGTATGCACAATTTGCTGTAGCTTTTCCTAAATCTTGGAATGAAAGCACAGTAACTTTTCAAACTTATTGGTCGGTTTCAGGAACTAATACAGGAACAGTTTGCTTTGCTGTACAAGGCGTTGCTGTATCAAGTGATGATACTTTAGATGTAGCGATGGGAAGTGCAGTAGCTAACACAGCTCTAGCAGCTTCAGGAACAACAAACGATTTAATGGTAAACGCAGAAAGTGGCGCAGTGACAATCGGAGGATCTCCAGCAGCTGGAGACGAGGTATTCTTTAATGTCTACAGAGACGTTTCAGCGGATGATCAAACAGCTGATGCAAGATTAGTGGGACTTAAATTATTCTATACTACCGACGCTGCGAACGACGAATAGGAGAAATAGATGTCATTTGGATATCAAATTTTAGGCTTTGGATCAGGAGGAGGCTTAGGCCCGTATAACGTTCAATATTTAGTTGTCGCTGGAGGAGGCGGCGCTGGTGGCGGTCACGGCGGAGGCGGTGCCGGAGCAGGCGGTTATAGAACTGTCGCTACTAAATCTTTGGAAGTAACTGCAGCGGCCCCTTATACTATTACAGTGGGCGGAGGCGGAGCAGGTTCTAGTGAAAATCCAGGAATAGATCCTGGAGAAAATTCTATTTTTTCAACTATAACATCTGCCGGTGGCGGATCTGGAAACTCTTATGGAGTGCCTACTGGCAAATCTGGTCAGGATGGAGGATCTGGCGGAGGCGGCGGACGAGGAATTTATGGTCCGGGAGGACCTGCAGGCTCAGGAAATACACCTCCTGTTAGTCCATCACAAGGTAATGATGGAGGAGCTGGAGGAAGTGAAAATCCAAGCGGTAATCCACTACGTAGCGGAGGCGGAGGCGGCGGTGCTGCACAAGCAGGAACTGCTGCAAGCGCTCCTACTGCGGGAGTAGGAGGAGATGGATCTCCTTCTACGATTTCAGCATCCGATGTAACTTACGCTGGAGGCGGCGGGGGTGGCACAGGACCCGATGGTACTCAATCTAACCCTGCTGGCGGAGCTGGCGGAGGCGGCGCCGGAGGAAGATTTGCTGGCGGACAAGCTGGAACAGCCAACACTGGAGGCGGTGGAGGCGGCACAGGTCAAAATGCTGCTGGAGCTGCCGGTGGATCAGGCATTGTTATTATACGAAGAGAAACGGCTTCTTCTGCTTCAACTTCAGGAACTGTAACGACGAGTGGTACGGATACTATTCATACCTTTACAGCGGACGGGACTTTTATTGCGTAATCATGGCACACTTTGCAAAAATGACAGAAGACGGAACAACTGTACTGGGAGTACATGTTGTGAGCGATGAAATGGCCACTGATGACAGTGAAAATGAAACTGAGGATCAAGGAATTAGAATGTTAAATAAATTGCATAATTGGATTCACTGGAAAAAATGTTCTTATAATACCCATGCTGGAGTTCATAACTTAGGAGGAACCCCTTATAGAAAAAATTATCCAGTTAAAGGTTCTACTTATGATGCGGGCAGAGATGCTTTTATACCACCTAAGCCCTATAATTCATGGACATTAAATGAAAGCACATGTCGTTGGGATCCCCCTGTTCCTTATCCAGGATATGTATCAGAAGAACCAACACATTGGTGGGATGAAGACTCCCAGTCCTGGAAACAATCAGATCCAGAAGCGTAAACACTTTATTTTTATATGAATATCCTTTATAAAGGGATAAATGGAAAGAAATACCTTAAGCGAAAGCACAATGGATCATGGGTTCATTAAAGGAAGTACTATTCCTAGAGACTTTTTAAGAGTTAAAATTTTTGAAGGCTTTGTAGTCGATAAAAGGGTAAGTCAAAATAAAAAAGATTATTCTTATGAGGACTATACTTTTTCTTTTACCTCAGAATTTCAATGGGTACAGGACTATATTCGTGATCACTTTGATTTAAAATATAATAAAAAATTAATTCCTCTCCTTCATTGGGGAAATATTTATGGTCCTTTGGAACAATCCTACAGCCGTACTCAGGTAAAGCCATTAAATTTAAAAAACTCTCCCGACTATACTTGGATTTATGGAGTAGAGGTACAAAAAGACTCATGCGAATTGGTTATTGAATATGATGATAACCGAAGAAAAGGAAGAACATGGCATATTCCTTTAGAGAATAATAAATTTATTATCTTTCCTTCTACTCATCGTTATTTTATTTCTAAAAATAAAGGATCACAGATGAATGTATTCTTAAGCATGAACTGTGAATATTTGTAACGATGCAGTTAAAATGGACTTATTGGTCTTTTAAAGATGCTATTCCAAAGCATATTTGTGATGATATTATTAAAGAAGGACTGTCTCGAAAAAAACAACTAGCAGAGATAGGATCCGGTAGAAAGCCCAGAGATTATAAAAAGTACCCTTTAACAAAAGAAGAAAAAGAAAAACTTTTTAAAATTAGGAAATCAGAAGTAGTGTGGCTAGACGAAAGATGGATTTACAAGGAGATCCATCCTTTTATTCGTGAGGCTAATGGTGGTGCTGGCTGGAATTTTCAATGGGACTATAGTGAGTTTGGTCAGTTTACTTTTTATAATAAGAGTCAACATTATAGTTGGCATCGGGATGGAGCAGAAAACCCTTACAATAATCCACACGATTTAACCACTCATGGTAAAATTAGAAAAATAAGTTCTATTCTTTTATTGTCTGATTCTAAAAATTTTAAAGGCGGAGAATTACAATTTGCTCCTCGTTTTCATAAGCCAGGAACTAAAGAGGATATTATTACTGCCAATGAAGTGTACACTAAAGGAAGTGTAATATGTTTTCCTTCCTTTGTATGGCATCGAGTAAAACCTGTGACCAGGGGAGTTAGATATTCTCTGCCTATGTGGCATCTAGGAAAACCTTTTTCATGAAGATAAAACAAATACCGTGCAACATGTTTATATGTAATGTTCCTAAACATAAAAAACATAAGAAAAAATTATTAAATTTAATAAAAGAAATGCCTGATAATACTTACGAACTTATATCAAAAACAGACTGGAACATTAATTGTAAAAGAAGATATTTAGATTATTTTTATTCAGATGTTATTAAGCCTATTATGAATGAGCAACAAAAATATTTAAATGCCAGTACCTGGAGAATATCAAACGGTTGGTTTCAACAATATAATAAAAAATCTTATCATAAATGGCACGTTCATGAAGGAGCAAATTACACAAATGTTTATTTTTTAGAACTAGATAGTTCTGATCAAGCTACTAAAATTAAGACGGGAAGAAATAAAATAATAAACTATAAGGCTAAAGAAGGCCAGGTAATAACTTTTCCTGGATGTTTGTTGCATAAATCAGAGGCCATTTTAAAAAAAAGAAAAACTGTCATATCATTTAATTCTTGGTTTAGTTATTAAACATGAAAAATATTGTTATCGTTGGAGGAGGAAGCGCCGGCTGGATGACCGCAGCTACTCTAATTAAATGTTTTCCGTCCAAAAAAATTACCTTGATAGAAAGCCCTGAGATCCCTACCGTGGGAGTAGGAGAAAGCACCATAGCCCAGATAAGAGAATGGCAATCTTTAATAGATATAAAAGATGAAGACTTTATTCCTTATTGTGATGCAAGCTATAAACTCAGTATTAAGTTTACTGACTTCTATAAAAAAGGAGAAAGTTTTCATTACCCTTTTGGAGATCCTTTTTTAAAAGGCAATGCGAACCAACTTAACGATTGGTGGTTTAAAAAATTTGCGTTTCCTGAAACTCCCTACTCTGATTATGCTGTTTGTCATTACCCTCAAATGGCTTTAGTGTTAGAAAATAAATGTTTTTTTAATGAAAAAAACATTATCCCTTTTGATTTTAAAAAACACTCAGCTTTTCATTTTGATGCCACTAAATTTGCGCTGTGGCTAAGGGATAATTATTGCATTCCTCGAGGCGTTCAGCATATTAAAGAAGAAATTAAAACCATTGAACAAGATGAAAATGGCATTAAAAGTTTAAACAATACATACAAAGCAGATCTTTTTATAGATTGCACAGGGTTTAAATCTCTATTGCTGGGTCAGGCTTTAAAAGAACCTTTTGAAGATTTTAAGGATCTATTGCCTAACAATAAAGCATGGGCTACTCATCTTCCTTACACGGACAAAGAGAAACAATTAGTATGTTATACAAATTGTACAGCTTATAATAATGGATGGATTTGGAATATTCCTCTATGGAGTCGAATAGGGACAGGCTATGTATACTCGGATAAGTTTATAAGCGATGACGATGCCCTAAAAGAATTTCAAACTTATTTAGGAACAAAGGAATTAAATTTTAAAAAGATTGAAATGAGAACGGGACTGCATAGAAGACTATGGGTAAAGAATGTATGCGCTATTGGATTAAGTGCAGGCTTCATAGAGCCGTTAGAAAGCAATGGACTGTTTTCTGTTCATGAATTTTTGCATAAATTAGTAAGGACGCTGCAACGCGATAAAGTTTCTCAATGGGATAGAGATAATTTTACAGCCGTGTGTAAAACACTATTTAATAATTTTAAAGAGTTTGTTGCCATGCATTACGCTCTTTCCCATAGGGACGACACGCCATATTGGAAAAGTATTTTAAAGAAAGAATGGTCAAGTAACCTTATAGACCAGATACCTGCTTTTGGGGGTGGCTTTATTAAAATGGTGTATGACCGCTATCACCACTATCGTTTTGAACCACACGAAGGAATTCATTGTATTGCAGCGGGCATGCATATAGGTCCTACGGATATACCTTCTCTCATTAAACATAATTACGAACCGGACCTTAAGTTTTGGAAACAACAATGGGAAGTGGCGGCCCTCATATTAAATGACAGAAAGGACAAGTGGACAAAAAAAATAAAATATGTTAAGAGTCTTCCTGCATTTTTAAAAATGAATTTTTATGAAAGAAACTCTAGTTAAAGTTCTTCACACCCACCAATTTGCCCACTGGGGCCCCTATCTGGCGGTCATGGGTGCGGATCCTGTGTTTTGTAAAAAATTATTAGAACACAGCAAAACATTAAAAATAAAATACAATAAAAGTTTAGCGGGACAACTTAAGCATGAAAAACTTTTTGATGTAAAAAAGAATCCATGGATCGAAGAAGGACTTAGAATTTATGTGGATACCTGGATTGAAGGGTTTAGACGATTTTCTCTAAAAGACAATTTTAATCCAAATCCAAAAATTTGTTCTATGTGGGTTAATCATCAAAAAGCAGGAGAGTATAATCCTGTTCATGTTCATACTGGATCAGATCTTTCTTTTGTTTTATGGTTAAAGGTTCCTAAAAAAATTTTACAAGAATCTACTGATACTACTGCTGTTCCTCCAGGCTGGATTAGTTTTTTATACGGTGAACATAATTGGGCATCGAACTCAGCTAAACATTATGAACCACAAGAAGATAAGATTGTAATTTTTCCCGCTTCTTTGCGTCATGAGGTTATGTCTTTTAAATCTAAAGTAACTAGAATTTCAGTTGCAGGGAATTTAACTTTATTCAAATGAGCTTTAAAAAAAATAAATATAAGATTTTAAAAAACCCATTGTCTCCTGAGACGATAAAATTTATATATGACTATTTCTTATTAAAAAGAAAGGTAGCTAAAACTTTTTTTGAAAAAAAATATATATCTAGGTTTAATACAGATTGGGGAACATGGGGAGACACACAAGTAGCGGGCGCTTATTCTCATTATGGTGATATAGCTATGGAATGTTTATTAGATAAACTTCTTCCTGTTATTGAAAAAAACACAGGGTTAAAATTAGTTCCTACTTATTCATACGCAAGGATTTATAAAAAAGGCGATGAACTTTTAAGACACAAAGATCGCAAAAGTTGTGAGGTATCTGCCACTATGTTTTTAGGAGGAGCCAACTGGAATATTTTTATTGAACCTTCTGGAAAACGAGGCGCTAAAGGAATTGCAGTAAAACAAAAACCAGGAGACATGCTTATTTATTCTGGGTGTGATCTAGAGCATTGGAGAAAACCTCTTAAAGGGGAATCACATTGTCAGATTTTTTTACATTATAATCAAAGAGGCAGTTCAGAATTAAAATATGATAAAAGAGAACATCTAGGTTTGCCGGAGTATTTTAGACATGTTCTTTTTCAAGAAGGACAGAAAAGCCACTGGTGGGATGAAGCCTCTCAGTCTTGGAGACAGGCAGTAGAAAAAGACCCTTTTAAAAATGTTTAAGTTTTTTAAGAAAGAAAATATTTTTACCGATACTCAAAGGAAAAAATTATTAAAGATAACTAAGCCTTTGATGGTAGCAAAATTTAATTCTCCAACAATGAAGGGACTATCAACAAGAGGAGATTTACATAAACTTTCAGGGTTTAAGTTTTATATTAACAAGCTTAAGAGTATTATAGAAAGTCATTATAAAGAGAAGTTCACTGTTTTTAAATGTTGGGGAAGATATACTCAAGGGGATCATATTAATTTTCACTCTCATGTTGCTGTAGATTTAACCATAAACTATTATTTAAAAAATTCTTCGGGACTTGGAACTTTAGTTAGAACAAAAAATGAAGAAATAAATTTAGGAGGAAAAGAAAATTCGTTGGCAGTTTTTAATGCCTCCTTTTTACACTCTGTTCCGGATAGTTCTGATAAACTAGAACGCTATACTTTTATAATAGATTTAAACAAAAAAAATAATGGCAGACAATAAAAGAAGTTCTTACTGGTTTTTTAAAAATGTTTATAATTCTAGTGAAATTAAATTTCTTAATAAAGAACTTGTAAAAAGAATTACTTCAGAAAAAGACAGACCAGCCTCTAATATTACTAAAACTTCTTCTGTTAATATAGTAAGCCCTCATGGCATTAAAATTACTGATAGAATGTATAATTGTTTACACGGGGCCAATCGTCTTAATTTTGGATATGTTTTATATGCCGAAAGAAACGACATGCATTATAATGTTTACTCTTCTACAAATAAAGGAAAGTACGATTATCATACTGATATGGATTTTAACAACCCTGCATCTGATATTAAACTTACGGGAATCATTAATTTGTCCATGAAAAAATATACTGGGGGCAAATTATATTTGAATCCTTTTGGAAATAGTTTTGAAGTTTCAGAACTTTCACAGCCAGGAACCATGGTTATTTTTCCTTCTTTCTTTTTACATAAAATATCTCCAGTTCTTACTGGTGAAAGAATTAGTTTAGTATTATGGGGGAACGGCCCCAAGTTTCAATGATAGAAGACAATGATATATTTACTTCTCAAGAAAAAAAGCATGTTAAGGAATATATATTAGGCAACCAATTTCCTTTTTATTGGGTGCCTTGTCAAACTATAGATCCTCCTGACCACAAAGGTTTTTTTCTTCATAATTTAATTCAAAGGGATACTTTAAATATAGTATCTAGAGAGGCTGTTTTTTTTATAAACATCGCCCAACGTTTTATAGAAAAACATAAACTTTCTTGTAAAAGATTTTTTAGAGCCGCCCTTAATCTTACTTATCCTATACCAGGACACAGTGTTCCTCATAAAGATCACTCCTTTCCGCATTTTCAAATCATCATGTATCTAAACAATACCACGGCTTCGACGGTTCTTCTTAAAAAAGGAAAAAAATTTAAAGAGTTCATGCCTAAACAGTTTAAAATTATTTGTTTCCCGGGACATTATACACACTATCAAAACTACCCTAAAAGGGGACGACGAGTGGTGGGAGTGTTTACTTTTAAATGATTATTATTCAAGACAATTTTTTATCTATAGCTGAATGTAACAAACTTCTACGCTTTTATAAAAGGAACAAGCATTTAATGCGTAAATGGCCTGAGAGGGACCCAGGACCTTGTGCTTATCGTACGGACATTACTGACACCACTAATCCTTTTATGAAGAAAATACTTTTGCGCATAGAATCCCATGCTCAAACTCATTTTATACCTAATTTAAAAATTGACTGGGCTGAGATAAAAAGACATGAGCCAAAAAGCTCCCATCAATTTCATTTCGATACCGCCAGCAAACGCACTTGTCTTGCCTCTGTTACTTATCTTAATACCCTTTCTTCAGGCAAGACCATTTTTAAGGAAGGATTGGAAATCGAGCCTCGCGCTGGCAGAAGCATTTGGTTTGACGGAAAACTATATCTTCATGGGGTTTCCATCATTGAGGAAGATAGATACACCATACCTGCTTGGTATTTCATACCTTAAAATCTGTAGTTGATTGTTAAAATCAGGTATAATATAAAGAAATTTTAGGATTTTTCTATGCTACATAAAATCAGGCTAATACCAGGATTAGATAAACAGTCTTCAGATACCGGAGCCGAAGGAAAATGGGTCAACGCAGACTATACCCGCTTTCGCTACGGCTTCCCTGAAAAAGTAGGGGGCTGGGAACAACTGGTTAGCGATAACTTGATTGGCGCGGGCCGTGACCAGCATACCTGGGTCGATCTAGCCGGCAACAAGTACGCAGCCATTGGAACCAATAAGTGCCTTTACATTTATTTTGAAGGAGCAGTCTACGATATCACTCCTCTGGATACTGCCCGTCAACAAACGGGCGCCACGTTCACGACCACGAGCGGTTCATCTACAGTTACTTTGACTACCAGTAGTGCTCATGACGCCGAAGAAGGAGATATTATTTTATGTTCCAGCGCCACTTCCGTACCCGGAGGATTTAGCGCATCTGATTTTGACGATGTACTTTTTGAAGTAAGCGCTGTGCCAACTTCTACGACCATAGAAATCACTATGGGAAGCAACGCTGGCTCAAGCGCAGGACCTTCAGGGACTGTCACTATAGATTTTTATTATGTAATTGGCCCTCTTATCCAAACTTATGGATATGGCTGGGGTACGAATACTTGGAGTGGTCAAACCCTTCCTCTCATTCAAACAACTTTAGATGGAGCGTTGCTTAATGATGCCTATGGAACAGGAGGATCAGGAACTGACATTGATTTAACGTCGACTACAGGTTTTACAAGTGCGGGTACGATCTTAGTAGAGAGTGAACTGATTACCTATACTGGTATTACTAGCAATACCTTAAATGGAATTACTCGAGGAACTAATGGAACTTCAACAGCAGCACACTCAGATGACGTAGCAACCTATGATGCCACAAATTATGTGGGCTGGGGTAATGCAAGTTCTTCATCAAATATTATTATTGAACCTGCGCAATGGAGACTGATAAACTACGGGGAAAATTTATTAGCCCTTATTCATAACAAAACAATTTTCCAATGGGAGCCTTCTCTTCCTAATTTAAGCGTAAGAGCGGTTTTAGTAAGCGGAACCGAAATCCCTACGGCTTCAAGAGACATGGTTCTTTCGACCCCCGATCGTCATTTAATTTGTGTTGGAACAGAAACTACTCTTCAGAGTTCAACGACTCAGGATGACATGTTTGTTCGTTGGTCTGATCAAGAAAGTATTACCGATTGGACTCCGACAGCAACCAATACAGCAGGAAGTCAAAGACTTACCGATGGTTCTAAACTGATGGGTGGAATTGTAGGAAGGACGGCGGTGTATCTTTGGTCGGATACAGCCATGTACACGATGAAATTTATTGGCCCTCCTTTAACTTTTGGTTTTCAACAAATGGGAACCAATTGCGGTATGTCGAGCCAGCACGCTGCAGCGGAGGTCAATGGTATAGCCTATTGGATGGGACCTACAGGATTCTATAAATTTGATGGAGGACGTGTACAACTAATGCCTTGTCTAGTGGAAGATTATGTCTTCGAAGATATTAACACTAACGCCAATCAACAAGTTCATGTGGCAGTTAACGCTTTATTCGGAGAGATCACTTGGTTTTATCCAAGCAGTGATTCTAGCTATGTTGATAGATCTGTCACCTATAATTATTTAGATTCCTCTCCGCAAAATCCAATCTGGTATACTTCT